TATGAAACATTCACCCCTTGGAGAGTAGCCCTACAACCGACAGAATTAAATAAATCAAGTCCCTTCTGGTGCCATAGGCACCAGTGGAGCTCATATTTAGTCCCACTGGAAGCAGGAATTCTATCGAACGGGTGAATGAATGAGAGGAGGAGATGAATCAATGAATCACACACAGTTAATACCCACCCACCCACCACTTATCACACTAACCCACCCCTCCCACCCACCCATTTGCGTATATTGCGAGTCTAAGGGGTTTCATTTTGTGTGTGTGCAGGATACCTCAGACAAATTACTAAAATATATATTATATAATAATTATGATGGGGGGAAACTGCTGTCCCCCCAAACCCCTCAGCGAGGTAAAACATGGAATTAGACATCTGGCAAAAGGAGGTCTTAGGCACTGAGGGTAATGTAGTGTTACGTAGTGGGAGGCAGACAGGTAAGAGTACAATAATCTCCATTAAGGCTGGTGAGTATGCTTGTAAGAATGCTAAGAAGACTATCATGGTCATTGCGAGTGTAGAGCGTCAGGCTTTTTTATTGTTTGAGAAGATACTTTCTTATATTTACGCTAATTATAAGGGTATGATTAAGAAGGGTAAGGATCGTCCTACGAAGCACAAGGTGAAATTAAAGAATGGTTCAATCATATATTGTTTGCCCACTGGTCTTTCTGGATATGGAATTCGAGGGTACACAGTTGATATGCTCATTGCGGATGAAGCCGCTTTCATACCTGAGGAAGTATGGACTGCTGTCACACCTATGTTGGCAGTCACGAAGGGGAATATTATTTTACTCAGTACGCCTTTTGGAAAAGGAGGATATTTTTTTAGATGTTTCAGTGATCCTTCCTTTACGTCGTTTCATGTAAGTAGTGAGGATTGTCCGAGAATTTCTGAACATTTTTTGGAACAAGAAAGAAAGAGGATGACTAAGTTGCAATATGCCCAGGAATATTTGGGCGAATTTGTTGATGAGTTAAGGCGTTTCTTTCCAACGGAACTTATAAATAGTTGTATGCAATCTAATGAATTGGTTCTTACACCACCAACCTACAGTACACCTTGGCAGAATTATCTCGGCGTTGATGTTGCCCGAATGGGTCGGGATGATTCTGTCTTATTTTCCTTGAAGTTAAGGAAGGACAAGTTATATGAAATTGACATGGAGATCACTAGTAAGACGCGTCTTACTGAAACAACGCGTCTCATCTTGGAGAAAGACCGTTTATATGGGTACAAAAACATATTCATTGACGATGGTGGGATGGGTGTTGGCGTATATGATCCGCTTCTGGAACATGATCAAACGAAGCGGAAGGTGATTTCTATCAACAATAGCAGTAGAAGCATCACGAAAGACGGCGGACGCCGTAAACGCCTTTTGAAGGAGGACCTTTACAATAACCTTTTATGCTTAATGGAGCAGGGCCGTATCTTTTTGAAGGATAATGAGAACACGCGTTTATCTTTACGGAGCATTCAGTGTGATTATACTGATGGGAAATTACGTATTTTTGGTACATATACACATATCGTGGAGGCTTTAATTCGTGCTGCGTGGTGTATTCGTAGCAAAAGTTTAAATATTTATATACATTAGCAAGAAATATGGTAGATACAGGAATATTCGCAACAACCGCTGAGGTAAGTCGTAAGGCAGGTGCAAATGCTTCAGCAACATCTAACGTGGAGGCGTATATCAACGACTACATGACTCAGGTGGAAGCTTTAATTAACATCACGTGTCGGCATAATTTCAGTGATGATTATGCTGGATTAAATGTTGACGTGAAAGGTTTATTGAAAGAAGTTGCAAGTAATTTGGCTGCTATTTACGTTATTCAGTTTGACATGAGTGGGTTCACCAGTAGGGTTGAGGCTGAGGATATGGTTAATATCTTGAGGGATGCAGCCTTGAGAGGTTTATCTTTATTGAGGGACAAGAAACAGCAGGACTTTATCAATGGTGCATGATTTTGTTAAATTCCCTGAACTCACGAACTCCCAGATGGATCTCTATTACTTCGAGAGTCCTCATAGACAAATCGTGGAGGACTTCGAATGTGAGGTGGTCAAGGTGCATGATGGAGATACAATTACAGTGCGATGGCGAGAACGTGATTTTGATTTCCCGGTTCGGTTCCTTCATATTGATGCGCCAGAACTTAAAGATCCAGGTGGGAAAGCCAGTCAATCTTGGTTAGAACAGCAGATATTAAACAAAACGGTGACAGTTAAAGTGAATAAAAACAATCGTGTAGGTAAATGGGGAAGGATCTTAGGGGAAGTACAGCATGGTGGCATGGTTTTGAATGAAATGTCGTTAATGCGTGGTTTCAGTAAACCTTTTGGTCAGAGTCATGAGGGTGCTATCCCGGAGTTCAAGATCTGATGGCATTGGACGGTTTCTCTCAGATGACGAACTTGTTTGGTACTTCCAGTAAAGGGGGGCTGGGTATCTCAAGTAACAGTCAGTTCAAGAACCTTCTTGATGATGGTACGTTTGGTTTATGTCCCGTTGCGAGTATTATTGCTTGGGCGAAGACTTTCGCTGCGAATGATAGCGGGAATTGTGATGGTATTGGCGCTACCGCGAATGTTTTGAAAGATAGTGGCCAGAACTTTGAAACTACTGTTGTTGCTGGTATGATTGCTAAGAATGCGAGTGCAAGTCCTGTAACTTTTACTACTGTAACGAGTGTTGTGAGTGATACTCATTTAGTTGTTGAGGATGACATTTTTGATGATGGTGATGATTTCGTGATCTATAAGGTCGTTGCTTTACATAGTGATTGGGTTGAATGTAATGGTCAGGTGTTAACTGATCCTGACAGTTTATTTAATGGTGAGACAATTCCTGCTTTAAATTCGACATCTGATGCAAATGCCCGATTTCTTCGTGGATATGCTGGCGGATCGGGTTTAACAGGTGGTGCTGAGTTACATAATCACACGAATAGTTCAAGTACAACTTCTCAATCGGGAGGTGGTGCGGTATCTGCTGCACCTGATGCTATCATGAACAGTTCAAATTTACCTCCATTCTACAATGTAGTATGGATAATGAGGATAAAATAAAATGCCAGATACAGATATGGGAAATTTAGATGTGGGTGATTTCAAGAATCAGATCACGGATTATAGTGTTACTGCGGTTCATACTGATGGAGCTTTCGATCAGGATGAGACTTTTTGGGATAACGTTAATTGGACAACGTACCTTGGATATTATAAGGCCGTACCTGAGTTAGCGGCAGCTATTGATGCTAAGGCTACATGGACTATCGGGAAAGGATTTAAGAGTAATGAGATAACTGAAATCACGCTAGGTCAAATTACTGGATGGGGGAAAGATTCATTTAATACGATTCTTGAGAACTGTGTAAGGACGTATCATATTGGCGGTGATGCTTTCTGTGAGATAATTAGGGATAATGATGGTACGTTAATCAATTTGAAACCTCTTGATCCTGGAAGTATGCGTATCGTTGTTAATAGTAAGGGTGTCGTGAGACGTTATGAACAAATAAATAAAGTGGGGAATAAGAAACATGTTAAAAGATTTAAAACGGAGACAATATTACATTTGGCGCGCAACCGTGTCGCGGACGAGATCCATGGTGTTTCGATTATCTCGGCAGTGGAAGAAATTATCAAAATGCGCCAGGAAGCTATGGCGGATTATAAGAAGTTAATGCATAGGAACATTTTCCCAGTGAAGATCTTCCATTTAGATACTGATGATACGGCAAAGATTGCTGCATTTAAGGCTAAAGCTGACCTGGCACATACTCAAGGGGAGAACATGTACATACCAAAAGGCGCTGTCGAAGTTGAAAATTCTTCCGTTGCACCGAATGCTACGTTAAATCCTCTTCCGTGGATTCAGCAACTTAATCAATATTTCTTTCAGGCCACTGGTGTCCCCCAGATTGTGGTTGGTGGAAGTCAGGAAATCACTGAAGCCAGTGCAAAGATTGCCTATCTTGCTTTCGAGCAAACGATTGAGGAGGAGCAATTATTCTTGGAAGAGCAGATACGTGCCCAATTAAATCTTGAAATTGAGTTAGAGTTCCCTGCAAGTCTCCAGAACGAATTACTTTCGGATCAAAGTAAGAGTGAGACTATGCAAGCTGCGACACCTGAAGACACGACGTTAGAGCCTGAACCAGTTACGGGGGTGGCTCCATAATGGTACTCGGACCTTTTGGCAGACCTCGAAAGAAGAAGAAGCAACCTAATCAGACACCTGCACCAAATCAAAGTAGGGCACCCCCAATAATGACTCCCCGTCCTTTGGGTCCTTTCCAACCTAGACCTACTCAACATACACCTAGACCGTTGGGTCCTTTCCAGCAAAGACCTACTCAACATACTCCTAGACCATTGGGCCCATTCCAACCTAGGGCTAAACAAGCGAAAGCTGATGCACGAGCTGACCGTGAAGCTGCAAGGAGAGCTGCTCGTGAGGCAAGGAGACCTAAACCTAAACCTTTACCTGCAGGATCTCAGACACCTATTGGTCGGGATGTTGGAGCTCAATCTCCTGTAAGTCAATCTTTCGCACCTTCCCAGACACCTTTACCTACTGGAAGTGGTACTAATGTAGGTAGTCAGGGATTCCTTGGAGCTTCCTTTGAAGGGTTAAAAACTGGATTAGGTAGGTTAGGTGATTTCGTCTTTGGAACTGGGGAACCTCTCCGTACTGCTGAAGGAACTCCTATAACTGCTGGGGTGGCACCAGCTGTGGGTCTAGGTAAAGGTGCGATAGCTACAGCAGCGAAAGCTGCAAAAGCTTCGACTGCTGCTGCAGGTACAGCTTCCAAAGTGTTAGCTGATTCCGCGAAATTAGGTGAAAAGATCATAACCACTAGTGGTTTAACGGGTACTCAGGTATCTAATGCAGCGGGCGGTGTATTGAAATCATCTATAATAACTGAGAAAATAGCTTTAGGTGCAGGAAAATTCCAAACAAATACTTACTATGCAGGGAAACAAGCCAGTTACTTATCACGTATGTCTAAAGTTGTAAAAAACCCTTACGTAGCTTTTGGGATTGTAATGAGTGCTGTTGGTTTTGCAGCAACAACTTTATTCCAAGCAAGTTGGGGAAAAGAAACTCAGGGTAACAGTGCGAGGACATTAACTTTCACACAATCTGTGGTAAGAGACAATTTAAAAGAGAATCCAAATGATCCAAGATGGAGAGCATTAGCCGCAGAAGTAACTCAAACAATGGCAACAACGGAAGAAATCGCTGCTGGTGTGCCATTCTATGGTGTGTATAAAGCTGGTCAAGCAGAACTAAGGAACTCTGCTCTAAGATTAGAAGCGATAAATCTTGAGATAGCTGACATTTTAGCAGAAGCAGATAAAAACCAATCCTTCGCTACAGATCCATTCACTCAGGAACCTGAGTTATCTTTCTCTGAAGAGAGGGAAAAATCTGATTTAGAAGCAAGAGAACGTCAACTCGGATTTCGTGAAGAGGATGACGCTGCTTTTGACGCGAGACAAAGGGAACAAAGAGAACGGGAATTACAGCAACAAGAAGAAGATGCTGCCTTTTTCCAGGAACAAGCTGAGTTAAGAAGACAAGCTGAGTTAGCTGAGAGGGAGGAAGATCGTATCTTCTTTGAGGAGCAACGTGCTAAACGGGAACGTGAGTTTCAGGAAAGGAGGAAATCTCAGTTAGGATTCGGGTTAATCCGATGATGTTTGAGAAGATTTACACGAGAGACATCATAGCTGTCCTTGTACTCTTACTCTTATTTGCGTGTAAGATACTTGGATTCAACAGTTACATTGACGCATCTATCGCTTTGGTGATTGGTTATTACTTTAGTAAGAGGACGTATGAGGAATACCATGAACCTTGCGCACAAATACAAAAACATAAGAGGAAAAAATGGAAGAAAAACAAGAAGAAATAAAGAAGGAAGAACCAAGTATTTTGGAACAAACTAACGCTGCTTTGAAGAAACTTGAGGAGCAGAACGCTTTAATGGCGAAGAATCTATCTCGTGCACAGGAAATAGCTGCTGAGTTAAAGTTAAGTGGTCATGCAAGTGCTGGGAAACCAAGTCAACCTACTGATGAAGAGAAGAAAGATGCAGCAGCTCGGAAGATGTTGGAAGGATCTGGATTCGAGGATGATCTATTTCCTTTAAAATGACTGAGTACGTGCAAAAAGACTGTCAGAAGTGTGGAAAATACCGAAAATTCCTCACTGGCACTGATCGAGATGCTACAAATATTTGCGGAAATTGTTGGGATTGGAAGGCAAATCCCTAGAAACTTTTAAATAACTCAAGGTATTACTATGCTTCATGGCAAATGAAGCAGTGATAGTGGAATTATTTAATGGGGGTCGTCCAATCAATTTTACGGTTGCAGATGGCACTGGAATCGAGAAGGGAACAATCATGGAATTGACTGATCCACGAACGGTTATTGCAAATACTAACGACAACGCACCTTTAGCAGGGATTGCGGCAGCTGAGAAAGTAGCTAGTGATGGCTCAACGACTTTAGCTGTATACACAGATGGAATCTTTGACGTTCTTACGGACGCTGGAACTGATACTGTTGGTGCAATGGTAGCTAATTCAGCTACTGAAAACACGATGCAGACAGCGGATGCTACAGATTTATTACAGGGTTCCGTGTTAGGGAAGTTGTTAGAGACGGCAGGTAATGCGGAAGTAGCTTTAGTGAGGGTGAACTTATAAGATGGCAGATGCAACAGGACAAGCAGACTTACGTGCTGAAAACTTTAGCCGAATCGTAAAAGGTTTCGCACTTCAAGAGTACAAGATGAAACAATTGTGCATGGTTGAGAATTCTAATTCATGGACAGAAACTTTCTATAAAGAAACAGCAGCAGATTTGACTGGCGGAACAGGATCTGCAGTTGAGGGTGTACCAAGATTAGCTCAGTTCCCTTATGGTGAAGTAACATGGACAAAAACGTCTGGACGAAATGTCAAACACGCTATGGAAGGACAATTGTCATGGGAAGATGTCAAGACAAACAACGTTCCAATGATTGCAAGAACCTTGTTACGTATTGCTCGGGCTGTAGCGAAAAGTGTCGACACAGAAATTGCTTCAAAAATCCTTTCTGAAGCTGGGAACACGACTGCAGCGAATGCAACGTGGAACAACGCTGTTATTGCAGATCGTCAACCTATCCAGGACATCTTAGATGCAAAAGCTTTGATTGCTATTGACAACTACAACCCTGATAAGAACGGACATCTGTTGGTACATCCAACAAACTACGCGGAGTTACTTGGTAATTCTGCTGTACGTAATGCTGCTGAGTTCTGGACAGATTCCGTTACGAAGAACGGTCGTGTTGGGATGCTGTTAGGTTTGACTGTTGTTGTAACAAACTCAGTTACTGAAGGCGGAGCTCAGGTTGTCATCGGGAAGGAAGCTTGTACTTGGAAAAGTGTAAGTGGACTAAGTGTAAAGACGATTGAAGATCCAGGAATCTCTTACAAGATCCGTGCTTGGGAAGTTGGTCAAATCCAGGTTGTGAATCCTGATGCAATCTGCAGTATTACGGGTGTTTAAATGGCTCAAGGCGACGTTACTGTACAACTTTTGGCAGTTGATACGACTGCCATTGACAATGCTGTGACTGCCGCGAGAGTTTCAGCCAATGACCATTGGTTGTTAACTTCCGTGAGTGACGGATTACAGGTTTTACTTGTACACATTGAGGAAGCGTAAGATGAAGAAGCGACTTCAGCTTGATTTATTTTTAGAAGGTCTATCTCAGTCTGAGTTAGCTCTCTTAAAAGCATTGAAAGCACGTTCTTCCAATCTTAAAGATGAATCAAGCATGGCTCGATTACATGATTGCGGTCATGATGAAGGCAAACCATGTAAAAATGTGGTGAAACTGTAATGGCTCAGGGCGATGTTGAAGTTAATTTAAGTAACTTGAATGCTATGAAAGGTCCTGTGTTTGATGGTGTTGATGATACGATTGCTGTTGACGGAGTGGTAACTTCCACTGCCCATTTAAATAATGGCGCAATTGGAATGTGGGTAAAGTTTAGAAGTGATGATAATGCTCAACATTACGTATTTACTATAAGTCGTAATGCTGACACGACAGATACAAGGTTCCAAGTACAGCTTGACTTGAGAGCTGGTGCTGATCGTATTCTTACACGGATGGATGTTGATGGTGTGAAACAATGGAAGTTGGAAGGAACAGCTGACGCTTTGGATGCATATATTGACAAATGGGTGCACATCTTAGTTAACCATGATGGAACTCGTGCAAGAATTTACATCAATGGTACTGAAGATGCTTCATTGTTTGATGGTCAACTAGATGCCACATCTTGGTGGCATGAATTAAGTACTGCTACGAATGTTGCTGACAAAGCAACATTCGGTGCGGTGAAAGATAACGGTGCTTCATCTTCATTCTATGAAGGCGCGCTAGGCACTGCACAAATCTATGAGAAATCACTAACACCTACACAGATCACTGCTCTTGCTACACAAAATACTACTGCCCCTGGTTTAATTCACGAATGGAACTGGCTTGATGGCACGTATGTAGATTCCGTTGGCAGTGCAAACGGGACAAATAGTGGCACGTTCATTGCAGCTCCTGACGATTCGATGCAAGAAGACGTAAAAGATGACCGTACAACAGCGAATGACCACTATATGATAGCGGGCGTTGCTGGCGGTCAAGTAATCTCGACGATAGTCGAGGAGGCATAAAAATGAGTAAAAAAAATAGAAAAAAAGTATATGACGATTTAGTATCTGCAGGGGAACAAGCCTATCATAGATTAAGTGAATCATTGAAAGCTGAGTTTGGCGATCCCAAAGCTGCGAAGGCAGAAAAGCCGAAAGCCGCTGCTCCTTTAAAAAAACCTGAACCAAAGAAGCAACCTGCGAAAGCGGAGGAAAAGAAAAATGACAAGTAATGTAATGGATTCACTCCATGTAAAAGAACTTAACGTCGGCACGATCACAACTAGAACAAGTAGTACAGAATCAGGTGCAACTAAGACGAGAACTGGTCAAGCATACTCTGTCCCTGCAAAGATGGGTCAGGTTGGTGCTACATCTGGCTGGGCTACGAATGTAGACACTGCCATTTGCACGCTTGACGCTTCGCAATCAGGTTCCACGTTTGTAGTACCTCTTCCCGTGAAGATTGGTGACATCATTACTGGCTTCACGATCACTGGTCAAATTGAAAGTGCAGGTATGACAGTGACAATAGACGCTGACTTACGTGCAACAACTGCTGTAAGTGGCGGATCAACTGACGCTAGTATTGGTTCCATTACTCAGATAAGTAAAACTGCAGACTATCAAATTAATGATACGAAAAGCGGTTTAAGTCACACTGTGATTACTGGTAACACCTACTACGTTCTTGTTACAGGTACAACAGGTATCACAACAGACGTTGAATTATTAAGTATTGAAGTTACAGTTACCGAGAAATAATTTCTTTTTTCTTTACATTACCATGTTGTACTACCACCATATACATTATTTCCTTTTGGTGCTTTTTTTGATATTTATTATGTATATATTAATAGCCTGCTATCTAGAATAATTGATTAAAAGTGTACTCATTAATAAAGCTTTCTATTCTCTGTAACCACAAAGTATATATAGTAGTATGGTAGTAGTAGTACATAATGAAACCATCTGAAGCTAAATTAATCATATTCATGAGAAATGCTGACAAACGATTCTGCTATGCTTGGCATATGGCTAACAAACTAGAGTTGGAATACAGTTATGTAGCAAAAATCTTAAAAGGTATGGAAATGAAAGGATGGGTCAAGAAGTTCAAGAGGGAATCTAAAATATTCTACTCTACAACCTTTAAAACACCAAACAAACAAGCCAAGGAGGTCTTAACACAATGAAATTAAAAGTACAAGAAGTTAAATCGATTGAAGATGGAGCCCACGAGGGAATCATAGATGATGTAAGGTATCGAACTGAACCTTACGAGTACACAGATCTAGTAATCAAGTTTGAAGGAGGTAAGACAATGACTGTCGGGTACCCTACAATGTTGTCTCCAGTTAGTAAGTTAGGTATGATGTTACAATCATTTGGTGTCGAACTAGTCTTTGGAGAAGAGATCGATATCGGAGAACTCCTCATTGGGAAAGGTGTCAAATTCGTGACAATGACTGAGAACAAACCTAACGGGAAATTTGCTAAAATAGTAAGGGAAAGCGTGAAACCAAATGAATAATCTAGAATATTTGGATATAAAGAGGGTAATTGAAACAACTAAACAAGAAATTGAGAACGCTGGCAAAGCTAGTGAGATCAATAAGATAGTTCTGGAAGCTATGAACAAAGAACTCAAGAAACATCCAGTACCACAAATTACTGAAGAGGATTTGCCAGGAAAAGAATAAAGAACCTGTCGATGGGTGAAGGTCAGATCTATGTGACCTCCTAAAACTAGTCATTCGAAAGGTGAATAACTAGTTATATGGGGTCAGATAGCGTGGACCCTCACCTGCTAGTCTGATCATCGACAGGTGACTTTGTCTCTTGTATCTCGCATTGAAGAATGAATGCGAGATCCCACACAAAGATGTGGGACACGCGGAGACAAAAAAAATGGCAACAACAAAACAACTAAAAAAACTGTACGCGATGTGTATGCAAGCTGGAAAGAAGCCAGCATACGAGAAATGGTTAGACCTGAGCGATACAGAAGCTAGTCAACTGATAGATGAAATGAACGAAGTAACTGCACCCGAACCACAGCTGAGACTGAAAAGAGTATCAACTGAAGAGAAAGATCTAGGGTACAACTTCGGGATGGTCTTCAAAGAAGTAATGAAAAGATACTTCACAGAAGATAGAGATCCTAGACCAGCTAAAGAAGAAGTTGCAAGCACAATTGCGTACTGGGTACACATTGCACAATACTGTAAGAAGAGATTGAGGCAGTAAGCCTTTTTCTCTTTTTT